TGGCCTTGCGAACCAGGCGCGTGGTAGCGCGGTTCATGAACCAAGTGGCGTTGGCACGATACTGCTGCTTAAGCCCATAGAGGGCGTTGATCAGCGCATCGCCACCATCAGGAGCAGCCGCAAGGGCTGCGGAAGCGCCCGTGGGGAACTGCTCGATGGTGCCCGGGAGCGTGGTGCCCGAGCCATAGGTCAGGAAGCCACGCGGCTTGTTGACGCCGTTGCCGACAACGAAAGCGTTGGCTTCGTCACGGGCGAACTTCTCGGCAACCTTGGAGGCAAGCCATGCCTCCATGTTGATCGAGGCGTCATCGAGCAGCTTCTGCGTAGCCTTGGGCTTCGCATAGAGTTCGTGGGCAGGAATGCGCCACTTGCCAAGCTGCGGCGTGTTGGTCTCAGCGCGGCTGTCCGTTTCGCCAACCCAGCCCGAAGAGGCTTCGTTGAGATCGAACAGACCTTCGAGGGCGTCCGAAGAGATGACCTGGATCGAGGCGTATGCACGCATCGGGCTTGTCTCGAAGACCTTCATCACGATACGGCCAGAGAGGTCGGGATTGACCACATAGCCGCCATCGGGATCGGTGCCGACCGAGAGAGCCTTGCGCTCGTCCGGCCCCATGACCTCTTCGCCCTTGCGGAGGAAGGTGTCGAACGCTGCCTTGTAGCCGTCCATGTCGGCAGCGCCGAATGAACCGACAACAGCGCCACGGCGGCGGGCGTTCATGGAGGCCCACTCCTGGGCCTTGCGGTCGAGATCGACCACTTCGCCACGCTCGTCGGTGACGATGCGCGACTGACGCTTGGAAGCCAGAACGGCTTCGTCAGCAATCTTCTGGGCCTTCTCAAGGTCGGCTTCGATCTTCTGAAGCTTGGCCTCGGTCACGACATCGGCGCTGCCCTTCTTCTCGATCTGGGCAAGGCGTTCGTCGTTGGCCTTCTTGAACTCTTCGAATCCGGCGTGCAGCGCCTCAACCGCGCCGACGGCCTTCTTGATTTCCTCTGACATGCAGGGATTCCTTTAGCTTTGACAGTGACTGTAAAAGAGCGGTCACGCTTTCGCTTGCGCCCTCGGTTACGGCCTCTTCATCGCCAGCGTCCCGCTGTCTTTGTAGGGCTTTGAATCCGTGGAGAGTGAGAGCCACGGCCTCTTTGCGGGAGTATCCTGCATCGCGCAGGAAACGCTCGAAATCTCTTTCGGTGGTGATCGACTTGACGTTCGTAACCTTTGCATCCGGCAGCATCGGGAACGTCACAAGGCTGATCTCAAAAAGGTCCACTTCCATCAGCTTGCGAACACGGCCATCGCCCTCGGGGATGGCTTCCATTGTGCGGTATCCGATAGACATGGAATCGATGGCCCCGGCGCGAAGGAGCGCCATTGCCTCGCGGCCTTTTTCTACTTCTTTGAGTAGACGGCCACGGACAAACAGGCCACGCTCGTCCTCGTAGATGTCATCCCAGACGCCAATGGGCTGGCTCATATCGTGCTGCCACAGCATCTTGACTTTACGAGATCCGAGCGATTTGCGGAATGCGCCGCGCTCAACCACATCCATTCCCTGATCGACAACGCCGAAGACGGAGGCATAGCCCTCGAAGACGCCATCATTGTCAGGCTCGCGCTTGAGCGTGAGGGATACGTTCTTATGCTGGATTTCACCAATCATTGTGTTTACTTCTTTCCTTGCTTGTGATACCGATTGGGGTGAAACACAGCGGAGGTTAGATTGAAGAGTACTGCTGAACGATTCTGGGAAAAGGTCAACAAGGGCTTTAGCAAGAACGATTGCTGGAATTGGACTGGAGCAAAAAACAGCGGTGGATATGGGAATTTCGCTCTTGTAGGTATTAGGGGAAGTGAAAAGACCATCCCAGCTCATAGATTTTCTTACGAGCAAATCATCGGCCCAATCCCAGCCGGACTTCATGTCGATCATCTTTGTCGCAACAGAAGTTGCGTCAACCCCATTCACCTTGAGCCTGTGCCATGTGGCGAGAACCTCAAGCGTGGAAGAAATAAGAACTTCATCGCGCATAAACTTAAAACCTGCACGAGAGGTCATCTTATCGAAGGTGACAACGCAATCATCGAAAAAAGACAAGACGGCAGCTTTAGAACCCGTTGCCGAGAGTGTGCGAAGATGAGAGAAAAAAAGCGAAGCAGATGACTTTTTATCATCAATCTTTGCGACAATAGCCTCAGCCCAAGCACGCCCTGGGTCGCCTGACCAAAGCGCCCAGGCTATGCGGCCAGCGGATGGATAGCCATCCTCGCCTGGGGAGAATCCTTGCCCTTGCTTGTCCACCTCATGGCGGGCGAAATATGAAACCATGCGCTTGACGGTATCGAGCGAAAGGTTGCGGCGATTCTTGATATCGCGAGCGCGTGCCACGCCGATCTCGGTGCCGCCTCGGCTGAACTCATCGCGCCATTCGAGGCCGCGCGTTGCTTCTCGTGCCATTGCCTCGTTGGGAGAGAACCCATCGGCCTTGCCTTCCCACTTGGAAATGCAGACGGCATAACGCTGATCTTCATCGGGAAAATCAGACATTGCCTCCTCGTCGCTCATGCAACGGGAGATGAACTCGTCTTCGCTTTCAGTCGGGCCGGGGCTAGGCATGAGGGGAATATATCATTGCTTGATTGAAATCACAACATGGCCTCAAGGGCGGCTTCGTCTACGATGTAACCAACGGCACAACGGCAGTTGATGACCTCTTCGCCGGGGCCTTCTGGATCACCGGGAAACATGAGTTCAGCATCGCCAACCTTGAACTTCTCGTCCATTCCTACTGGCGGTTGAGTGGCGGCGATCCGATGCGTCTCTCTGGTGCGATCATCGGCAGCGGCCAGCCATTCACGGGCCAATGGCAAGCCGGTCTGCTTTGCGGCCTCCTGGGAGCCGTAATTGGCAGCGCCGTGCGTCTCGGTGCGGGCGATCATCTCGGCCCTGTAGGACGAAATCTGCGGCACCAAGTCGAGGATGTAGGATGCGGTGCCGCGTTGGCCCAAGCCGTCCTCGTATCCTTTCCGAACTGCCCGAATTATTTGATCGCGGGTTGTTTCCGTCACCTCTGTGATGCGACGGCGGATCGCCTCTTGCTCAATAAAGCGCAACGCCCTGCGCGTCATGATCTGGGCGAAGCTTTCCTTGGTTTCCAGTTTCAAGCCTCGCGCCTTGGCTTGCTCCATGATGCGAGAGCCGAACATGGTGATCGAGGCAATTGCCATCTGGCGATAGGTCGCCTCGATACGGTCACGGAAGTCGCGCGGCAAGGTGACGTTGCCGGTCTGCTCCCAATGCTCGACCATCTCACGCATGGCGGTTGCTATCTCGCGCTGAAGACGGCCACGGAATTGAACCGTAAGCCTATCGAGCAATGCGCCTTGACGGCGCACCTCGCGGCGCGTGTTTGAATCAACCAGCCTTCGAACCATAAGCCAGTGCTTTCACAAGATCGGGGCTGAGTTGTTCCGGTATCGGTTCGTTTGCCATGCTCAAGGGGATTTCGGCGGAAGAAACAAAAAGGACATCGCCGCCATCGATTGGCCCGTAGCCCTTCAAGGCGCGGCGCTCATTGATGGTGAGGTCTTGTGACTGATCAGCCATCTGCCACATCGAAAGTCGCTTCTCGGCAATGGCCGGGATGCTGTCGATGTCAGGCTTGATCTCGACACCGTAGATCGAGCCGAGCCAATTGTTCCAATCGTTCACGATCATCTGGAGCAGAGGGAGCGCCGTATCTTCCCAGAACGCCAGACGAGCCTCGGCATAGTTGGAATAGGTGTTGTCACCAGGAATGCCGAGCAATTGCGGCGGCACGCCGAATGCCAAGGCAACGTCACGGGCCGAGGAGAACTTGACATCGATGATGCCCATGTCATCCGGTGACAAGCCCATCTGTTGCCAGTCGAGGCCACCTTCGAGCAGCATCGGGCGACCTGCGTTGGAGGAGCCAGAGTATTGTTCCTCGATCTGCGCCTTGAGACGGTTGAAGTTCTCGTCTGATAGCGTGCCGGAATCCTTGACGGTCAATGCACCGGATGGACGCGCCGAATTCTGGAGCAAGGCTTGCATCCAGTTCATGGCTTCGTTGTTCTGGTCGATGGCGTAGGAACCTGCCTCGATGGGTGACATGCCGTACCAATCGTTCAACGGGTTGAACAGCTTCAAGTGCCGCACATCGCATTCGAGCGTGCGCGGATCCATCTCCCACCGCACCTTGTTCTGGCCAAGCGTATATTCGTATGCAGACGGGATGCCATTGGATGACGGAACAATTTTCATGCGGTCAGGGCGAAGCTGGTAAAGCTCCTTGACCTCGCGGCCCACCATGAACCGCTCTTCGTAGCCGTTGCCCGCGATCATCAGGAACGACACCTTGGCGCGAACGTAGTCGGAATAGGACTGAAGCGGATTCGGTCGTTCGAGCAGAGTGATCAGCGGATGATCAACCAGTTCCGTCTCACCACGGTAGACGCCAAGATTGACGGATGCGATGGCATCAGCGATCCGGTTGATGGCCTGATATGCCACCACGTTCTTGCCATAGGCTTCCTTGGCGAAGCTCTCGTAATTGCGTGGCGACCACACGGCTTGGCCGGGATTGATCACCATCAGCTTGGCGGCAGCGGATTCCTTGCGCTCTTGCGGGCGGCGGAAACGGTCAAAAAGTCCCATCTAGAACCTCACAAGGCGCGAACCGCAGGAGCAGACTGCG